TGTCCTGGTTGGTAAGATTACTTGTGTGGGTGGAATAGAAAATAATGGCGGAGGTGTAGCGACTGGTACTGTTTCAGCATTTACATTATCATTTAATGGCCAAGAAATTACACGGTTCAAAACGGTTACAGCAGGGACCTCGCCAGATGCTCCCATGCACCAAACTTATCCAATAATAATCCCACCACGCACAGAGGTAAAGGTTATTGTTTTCTCCACTGGTACGGATGGTAAAACGAGCGTGATTATAGCTGGTAGAGTACATGATGCATGAGTTTAGCACCAAGTCAATCAATATTAAGAGTTAAAGACGGATACATTTACGGCTGGAGTGGATCTAAGGCCTTGACATCTTCAGCCATCACTCTTTTAGACTATACAACCCCGAATGATTACTTCTTAACGCGGATAATGTTGGGTTTAGACTGGTCTGGTATGGGTGCCAGTGAAACACTTAGCTATAGCATAAACGTTGACGGAATCGGTTTGTTTGTTGAAAAGATTGTTATTGGTGATGTTGGTGTTGTAGGTGGCATAATGCAACCTAAAATGCTGGAGTTCGTTATACCTCCAAATTCAACAGTTAAAGTACAGGGTACACAATCCGCTAATAATGGATCTATATCTTGTATGTTGACAGGTTATAAAATATGAATCTAAAAGATACTATTAGTAGGCCTGGTTGTACTGTTTTGTGCTTAAATCAAAAAAAACCATATAGAGGTATATAAACCGTGAAAATACCAAAAGACTTCGATTCTTTAATGAAAAATATTGATCTTAATAGAATATTTTTAGGTGTAATCCCTGCTTTAGCCAATAATACACTTGTTATTGCGGGTGTTTGGTTCTTATTAGGTAAGTATTCAACAACTATTAACAGATTAAACACACCAATAGCCCTTGCTGAATTTGTTCCCGCTATAGATCTTAACTTACCTTCGGGTGTGGTTTTGGGTGCAATGATAGACAAAAGCGAGGACACAATTAAAATGTATAATCTAATTAAAAATGGATTGAGTCCGGATGTTTTCCCCGACGCGCCAAGTAAAGAAGATGTCGAAGAATTGCTTGACCCTATATTCACTCCACTTGAGAAACAATTAAAAGAATTAAGAAAATTTTTAGGATTCGAATGACCGACAACACTTTTTATGTTATTTGGTTAATTTCATTCGTTTTATATTTTATAATTTATTCTTTTTGGATACCCTATAGGACGCAAGTCAGAATCGAAGAGTGGTTGCGATCTTCAGACAGTGATGATACTTTGCTTTTATCCATGGGAGTAATTGTAAAATCAATTAGAGAGCAGGCACTAGTAGACTTTGAAGAATTTATGTTACCTAGAGCACGTGAGAGTTTACAAAAATTCTGGTCTGGTGCAATGGGTAATGCTGTTAAAGAAATTGGTAAAACAGAAGAGGGATCTAAGCTTTCGATGTTGTCTAATATGGCCGAATCATTAAAAGATGAATCTTGGTTTGTACAAGCCTTTGCTAGTAAAATGTTACCAATCATCGAGAAAGCAACCAAAACGCAACCAAACGCAAAGAAAGTGCTTGATACCGCAATGGGATTGCACAAATAACGCAGTTTAACGCACCAAAACGCAAAAACACCCCTAATAACACACTCAAAAAACAAAAAGAAAGTAAAAAAGATATATATATATATATTATATTTATTATTTATTTATTAATATACTTATTTGTATAGCTCTCTCTTTTATTTTTCCGTGTGGTTTATATACTACTTTTTATAATAAGAATTATCGCAAGTAAAATGACCTTATTTTGGTTATAGACACTCTTTTGGATTGATAATTAAATAATTAAAATAATATTATAAGGATATTTGCCGTTCCCGTTTCATGACAAAAGTCGGCAGACCCCCAAAAAGGGACAGAGAAGGAAAAATAGTACATAGAAAAATATGCAGTGTATATCTGGATATTAGATTAGTAACATATATAAATGAAAAAGTAGGCAACTTATCCGATTGGATGGAAAATTCAATGAGATCGGCATTTAAGAATGAATTTTGTTTTTATTGTTTTAGCGATAAGATTGAAGAAAATACTTTAAATTATAAGTGCACCAATCCAAAACACGAAATGATGGACGGAAACGGCGCGCCCTCTGTAATTTTAAACTGGAAAAAGTGCGAATGTGGTAATAGTTATGCACCTGTTTTGGGTAAAAATACCACATTTTATTGTGGATATATTACAGAAACGAAGAAAAACGTATGTGCTATTTGCTTAAGAGAATGGAAAATACTTAATCCAGACAAAAAACAAGGCTAAAAATGCCTATGTTCAACTGTAGACTTTGTGCTAAAAGAATCCGAGTCCCTCCAAACAAACCAAACCCGACGTATTTATGTCGTATATGCTGGCTAGAAAAAAGGCGAAGATTAGCAATAAGAAAAAAGTTAGACGGCACCCTTTAGATATTAATAAGAAAACCAAATAGTAGCTTTATGGTCCTGCGTGCGAAGAGAGCTAAAAATGGTCGTATGATGTACTTTAAAGATAACAAACTTATCTCTAAAGCTCGCTATCTGTCAGCGAAGTCTCGCACTCGTACAACTAAAAAGCGATCTCCAGCACGTAGACCAACGAAAAGAAATGGAGTAAGAAAAATGAAAAAAGGTTTACCACACCCAAGTATAACAGGCATGGCCTCAGGTCTTGCCATCGCAAGTTACCTAAACGCAGGTCGCACTATCGCCACATCTGGAGGTAGGGGTACCAAAACTGTCGAAGGTGTCGTTAAAGATATCACAGACGGTCAATTAGGGACCGCTTTCAATACACTATCAGCTAACGCAATTAATATGATTGGTAGCGATGACGGACGTAAGACATTAGTAACTGCTGGAGGCATTGCGCTACTTGGCGCGGCTGCTCGAAGGCAATTCCCACAACTAAAACTCGGAGGAAGTAAACTTTACTTCAGACTCTAAAATGTCAGCAACAACAATAACACGAACATTTGATAGCACGCCAGTGGATAAAGCGTATTTTTCCCTCACGGATAATATGCTAAGTTCTTCGTTGGGCAATATTCAGGTACCACAGGGATCTAGTAGGATTTCCAGAGTGGATTATACCTTTGCCTGTTTTAATCCTAAAGGGTATGCAGTAGTATGTAGACTATTAGGTTCTAATATGTCTGAACAGAACTTCACCTTAATGGGTGTAGACGGTGACGGAACCGCTGACAGTGGAATAGTCAATACTTCAGGTTCTCAAGATACTGCTTTCCCTCTAGCTGGTGTCAATAATATAGATCTACAAATAGCAATTCAGTTCGCTAGTGGTGGATCTACAACGGCCTCCTCTGGAAGCGTTACCCTTTATTTCGAATGATTTGAATGGCTAAAAAGAATATAGCAACCTTTCTGGGTCCACAATTAGGACTTACTACAGTCGGAGAATTTGCTCACGCATATTCAGGTACTGTTCAGGCTACAACAAGTAACCATACTATGTTGTTCTTCACAACAGGCGCTAGTGTCCTGGTTGGTAAGATTACTTGTGTGGGTGGAATAGAAAATAATGGCGGAGGTGTAGCGACTGGTACTGTTTCAGCATTTACATTATCATTTAATGGCCAAGAAATTACACGGTTCAAAACGGTTACAGCAGGGACCTCGCC